TCTTTGATATATTTTTTGAATCTTTTAAAGTTCGCATTATATTCTCCAAGTTGTTCTGTATCAATAGCATTGTCAATAAAGTGTTGTAAAACATTATCTAACATAGTTATTAAGTCTGCTATGAACAAAGGTTTCTCAGACCAAGCATCATAGTGTTCTAAGTTAACACTAGATAAACAACATACAGCTGTGCGTTCTTCGTTAGTTACTAAAGTTATTTCAGAACAAAGATTACTCTGTCTAATTTTTAATCCTAAATCTTTTTGTTCTTGTGGTAATGCTTCGTTACAAGTATCTATATTAATCATATAGGGTTCACCTGTTTCAGCACGAGCATTTAGTATTTGCCACCATAAAGAACGAGCATTGATTGTCTTACAAGCTTCTTTAGTTTTAGGGTCTATCAATCTAAAGTCAGCATCTTCTTCTACTGCCTTTAAGAAATCGTTAGTAAGGTTTATACCATTGTGTAAATTTAAATTCTTTCTGTTTATATCTCCACCAGATTCTTTTCTCATGTTTATAAACTCTTCAATCTCTGGGTGTGATATGTCCATGTAAGCTGCATAGCTTCCTCGTCTTGTTACACCTTGATTGAAGGCTAACATCTGTGAGTCTACAACATGGATGAATGGAATCGTTCCAGTAGAACGACTGCCATTAGAAGTAGATATACCATTACTCCTGATATCTCCCCAAAATCCACCAATGCCTCCACCTGAACTTGCCAACCATATGTTCTCATCATAGTGAGCAGATAAACCATCCCTACTATCAGGAACATAATTAAGGAAACAACTGATAGGAAGCCCACGAGTAGTTCCCCCGTTACTAAGTATAGGAGTGCTAAACATGAACCAACAGTCGGAACAGTAATCATAAAGCCTTTGAGCAAGTTCGAAGTCAGTAGTTTGTTTGTAAGTTGCTGCAAATACTGCAGCCCTAGCGAAAGTTTCTTGAGCATGTGTCTCTTCCTCCCAGAAGTATCTATCTTTTAATGTATCTAAACTAAATTTATCTAGTTTCTTTTCTTTATCATAATCAATTTGTATACCGAGGTATGGTTTAGTTCCTACTTTATCTTCAACCATTATTATCTCCTTCTATTATTTCTAACAATTTGTTTTCGTACCACTCAGCTTTTCTTAAATCTTCTATACCATTCTTATATCTAAATCTCCAACGATACTTGTGAGAGTTACCTCGTAAGTAGCCAATAAATTCTTCTTTGTTTAACATAGCTTGTATAGAATCTATACATTCTATACCTCCTTGATTATAATGTTTAGGACTATTTACTACATCATTATTAAGTAAGTCTCCTATGGTTTTATATTTCTCCATTTATCCAATCCTCCTCTGGTAATTTTGTTTCACTAAACCAACGGAAGTTATTAGCTTCTGCCCATTCAGCATGTGTTCTTTTTGTTTTATCTTTTCTTACTTTAGCTCCCGGCATTGGAGCAAAAGGTTTTTGAAAAAAGAAAACTAATTCTATATGTTCTGGTAAAGCTTTCTTTATATGTATGTACTTACTGTACTCTGGAAAATCCCAGAACCTACCTTTAGCTTCTATAAGAATAACTTTGCCATCATCAAACTTACGAACAAAGTCTGGCTCGTACTTATGCTCAATAATATAATCTATGGTTTCCCAATGATGTCTCCAATCAGCAAATAATCTTTGATGTAATTCATACTCCCAATGACTATCGTAGCCTCTAGGTATATGTAATTCTTTTTTAGGTCTAGGTTTTCTAGGTTTTCTTTTAGCCATTTTATATTATAGATGAGTCATAGTTTTTTACAAGTTTCCAATATTCTAATATACTGTTAAACATTTTTGTGTGTTTCCAATGTGATTCTTTATCCCAAACATGACAAGAAATAAGTTCAGTATTTTTTCTGTCAACAAATATAGATACTCGGTCTACATCTTCATACTCACAACCTTGTGCATAAGCTGATAGTTGCATACCATGTTCATCATAAACTAATTTAGCAGGGTCTTTGCCTTCTAGATTGTCTTTAGTTTTAAAGTCTATAAATATTCCTGACTTAGAATATAAATCTATCTTACCACCATAGCCTGACTTAGCACAGAAAGAATCTTCTGCAATCCATTCTTCATTAGGAAATGTTTCATCTAAATAATCCTTAATAATCTGATAAGTTTTATTATCTGAATCTCCTAAGAAACCACTTTCAATAAGAGCATGGATTTTAGTACCTTCTTCGGCAGCTTTCTTACCAATCTTTTTAGAATCTTCTTTACATCTGTAAGTAAAAGATTGTAAAGATTCATCTTTATATCTTTCTAATGTAAGTGCTGATTTTAGAGCTTGGTCAATCTTCCAATTCTCTAAAGATGGTTTGGCTATCATACCTATTACAGTAGTTACTGAGGGTACGAAACCTTCTTTCTTAGCATCTCTAAGAGTAGTGTTTCTTTCTTTACCATTAGCACCTATAATAGTATATTTAGGTTCTCCGTCTTGGTCATACCAATGACCTGATTCAGAGGTAAACTTATTATAATTATCTTTAACTAATTTGTCAACTTTTTTATTCATTTTCTTTGTGTCCTATAAAATGTAGTTCTCTTGTATCTGGATTAAATCCTAACAATCTTACTCCTAATTTTTTTTGTATTTTTGTTCTGGTTTTTTTACAGTTTGGTTGCTTATCATTATCATTATTAGGATGTGTAGTTTTAACATCAATAAAAACTGTCTCACCTTTTTTATTTACAGCTATCATATCTATAGGACCTGTACATCCTGAATTTTGAAATACTTCATATCCATTATCCCATAACCATGTTACAGCATAATACTCTGCGAAGTCTCCTTTTCTACTAGTATCTTTAATGGGTCTCATACCAACTTTCTCCTATTTTAAATTCACCGTCTAATGGGCATCTCATTTTGAAATGTTCTCCTGCTTTGAATATTGCTTCTACTCCTAAAGTACCTACTGCTTCTGCTTGAGATTCTTTAACTTGTATCTGCCATTCATCATGGATGTTAGCTACAAACTTAGCATCTAAAGTATTTAATTTAATTAAATCATTTAGAATCTGCATAGCTTTCTTCATTACAATAGCACCTCCTCCTTGTAATAAAGTATTTAATGCAGCATGTTCGCTTCTAACATATATCTTTCTACCGTCTAAACCTTTTAAGTACCCTCGTCTTGAAGCCTGTTGTACTTTAGTGGTAAGATTTTTAAGTGCAGGTAAATTAGTAAGGAAAGTTTTCTTTAGTTTAGAACCACCTTCTTTACTCTCACCTATAATACTTCCTATCTTAGCATCACCTGCTCCATATACTAAAGCATAAATAAAAGTCTTAGCTTTATCTCTTGTATCTAGTCCTGCTAAGTTTTGATTAGTTGAGTGGATGTCACCATTAACTACTTCATGTATGTAATCTTTGTCACCCATGTAGTGTGCTAATACTCTTAGTTCAAGACCACTAGCATCAATCCCAACTAACTTATAACCTTCAGGTACAATCCAACAAGAACGACACTCTTTACCATAAGGACTGTAAACAGCAGGTATCTGTGCCATGTTTGGACTGTAGTGAGCCATACGACCTGTTATAGTTCCATTCGGAATAACATGTCCATGTACTCTATCATCTTTAAGTTCTTTCATCCATGAAGTTATCTGTGCTATACGCTTTTGCAATAACAAAAACTCAGCAATAAGTTTAGCTTCATGTATATGTTCAATCTTTTTAAGTGTACCTTCATCAACAATAGGTTGACCAGTAGGTGTAAATCTTTCTGGCTTCCACCCAAAGTCTGTTAAGTATTCACCAATTTGTTTACGACTACCAAGATTAAACTCTTGTAATTCTTTTCTCATAAAAGGTGTAGTGTCATTAGTATCTACTCGTTCAGCATACTCTACATTAGTTAATCCAGATTTAGAAAGTGTTTTATCTTTCTTAAGTTTAGGAATAACTTTCTTAACATCAACCCATTTAGGTTTGAATGTTCGATGAACTTCATCTTCTACTTCTACCATTCTATCTTTTAGTTTGGCTAGTAATAGTGTAGCTTCTTTCTCGTTAAATAGGAAGCCAGTTTTTTCTTGCTCATTCATTATCTTAGCAACACTATGTTCTAAAGAAAGACACTCATCACTAAAGCCACGACCTTCATCTAATAATTTTTTATAGACAACCTCGTTTAACTCTACATCTCTAGTACAATACTCTAACATTTCAGGAGTATAACTATCAAAGTCTTCTGGTTGTTCTTGTTTATGAAAGCCAACACGATAGCCCCAGATTTTTAAACTGTGTCCATTCTCACGAACCGGATTAAATAATCTTGACATAACTAAAGTATCTTCAATACCACCAGTGTATTTAAAATTAATTAGTCTTTCTAAGACAGGGATATCATAGCCAATTATGTTGTGTCCAATAAGTACATCAGCAGTTTGTAAAAACTCTTTGCCCTGTTCTAGTTGGTCAGGATTAAAGGTATGTGTAGTACCATCTAATTCTTTTGCAACTATGCACCAGAGTTTAGTAGGTGTCAGTCCGTCTGCTTCTATATCAAAAATAAGTTTCTTCATTGTCAAATGTCTCCGTGTCTGTGGTTTCGTATAGTCTACCACTATTGTTATCGTATTGCAAAGTACATGCAAGTCCTGTGTCTCCAGTATATCTAGACTTAAGTACTCTTACTTTAGTACGACTAGCTTCTTCTGGGTCTTTAGCTTGTTGGTTTCTCTCAAGAGCAATCACACAATCAGATAACTGTGAGATACCTTGTGAGCCTTTCAAGTGAGATAGTGATACCTCAATGCCTTGCTCATGTCCTTTCTCTCCTGCAGCTCTTCTTAAGTGTGATACTAATATCATACCGACATTAGTTTCTTCAACTAAACTACGAAGTTTATTCATAAGTGAATCAATACCTCTGCGTTCATCACCTTCTGATAAGATGTTGACAAGCATGTGTAAGTGATCTAGCACTATCCATTTACATTCGCAACCAATAATCATGTAACGAAGTTTAGAAAATATTTCATCAATATCTGTAGCTCCTAAGTGAGCATGGATAAAGACTCTATCTTTCTCAATTACTTTATCAAAGAACTCATTGAGTTGTTCAGGTGTATACTTATCTCGTTTCTCATTAAGATATATTCTGTCATTAGCTTCAATAGATATTAAACCGTCAGCAGTTCGTAACCAATTTTCTTCAAGGGCAACGATACCTACATTGTCTTTAGTGTTCTTGATAAGCCAATGCTCAAGCTCTCTAGTCACAGAAGACTTACCTAATCCTGTACCACCAGTAAGTGTTACTAGCTCACCTCGTCTTAGTCCATACAGTTTCTTGTTAAGACCTTCCCAAGGATAAGCAATACTTTCTTTTGTCTCACGATTTAACCAATCACTTTTCTGTGATGATAACTCCATGATACCAGAAGGAGTATATGTCTTAGCTTCCCACCATGATTTAGTAAACTCAGAATATTTCTTTTGTCTAAGCATATCATTAGCATCTTTGTAACCATTAGGTAAATTCATTATCCTAATCTTTCCGGGTTTTACTATACGAGCTACATTCTTAGCAGCTTCCTGTCCTGCCTTGTCATTATCAAAGCACAACACAACTGTATCAAATGCTTCAACAAACTCAATGCTTTCTCGGATGTCTTTAACTGCACCTGCAGCACCACGCTTAAGTGATACGACTGCATACTTGCCTTGAAATAATTCATCGACTGCCATAGCATCACATTCACCTTCGGTAATAGTTAAGTACTTACCTTTAGTATTACGATACATCTGCTCACCAAATAAACCAGTGCCTTCATATGTACCATTGCTGTAAAAACTTTTGTTATCTATAACTCTAGTCTTAGTACAAACAACTTCTGAACCATTATAAAATGGATAGACATGCTTCTGTATTTTGTCAGCGTGGTCGTTAATAATCTTAACTCCAAACTTAATAGCAGTTTCTTTTGAGATACCTCTATCTGTCAATGCTCCATAGATACCAGAGTAAGAAGTCAAGAAAGTATTATTTTCTTTAGGCTTAGTTACTGGTAAAGATACACCTTCACTTTTCTTATAGTCTGGGAAAAATGTAGAGCAACTAAAACAATAAGCCGAACCATCTTCGTTCATTGATACTGGGTCTGACCCACCACAACTATTACATGGTAGCTTATGTTTAATAAATGTTGTTTTGTTTTGTTCCATATTCTATCTCCAAATAGAAAAGCTAGACGAAATTTTCCTACCCCGCCTAGCTTTTGTTAGTTAATTGTACTACTCTTCGTCAGAGGTTTCTCTTTCTTCAGTAGTACTTTCTTCGACTAAAGCTTCTGGGCTATCAGCAAGTAACTTTTCTAAGTTAGCTCGATGAGTAGCTGATGCAAAGCCTAAAGCCTCAGTAACAGTTTCTAAATTTCCAACCTTAGAAACTATAATCTTAGCTTCTTGTAGTCTTTGTTTATCATCTATACTGTTGATGTCATATGATACCATGCCATCATCGTTCTTGATAGAAACTATCATTAGAACTCCTCCCCATCACTCAATAGTTCATCACCATCTTGTGACTTGTAGGCTACTAAGTCAATTACCTGAACAGCTTGTAAGTCTAATCCTACATAAGGACCAAATTTACCTTCACCAGAATACTCATTGTATTGTACTCTGACTTTAGAGCCATTGCCTAATGCAACATTCAACTCTTGCTTTTCAGTATCAAGCAGTCTTGGTGCAGGTCGAACCATTCCGTTCGGACCATTTACTTTACGCTTGATTACCACAGCAGAACCTTCGTCATGCTGCTTTATTTTATGACCACGAGAAGCAAAGTCGTTAGCAATCTGCTCGTCAACTATCAAGTCGACTGTGTAGACTGGTTCGAACTTTGTGTTCGGAGTGGTTATACTTGCCCATTTTACTGAGCCTTCTAATATTGCCATATTGTTTCCTCCATTTATAGCTAATTAAAAAATCGTGAGAGTTGTGAGCTGACTACTCTCGAAGCCATGGACTGAGCCAAACCTTTAATTAATGGAGATAGAGGGCAGGTTACTCTTCGTTCCCTAAAATCTACAGTCATTATAACACAAGTAAAAATAATTTACAAGCCTTATATATTTATTGCTTCATCAATAGGCTCATGCTCTTCAATTATTATTGCATTATCCTCTATTGATTTTAAAATAAATCTTAAGTCTTCAACAGCATTTATGATGTCGTTTTGTATACTATTTATTTTATAAAACTTTTGTTCTAAGTTTGTTATTTCTCTATCAAGTGCTTTGATTTGTTTATCGTGTGTTGTTCCGATTGAAAATCCAACCACAATAATAAAAGCAAATAAAAATCCACTTATCATTTTACCTATCATATTATACCTCACTATAATTTTATTGATATTAATACTAGTATTGCTACTAGCAGTACATTAACCATAAATAATTCTATGCCTAAGATAGTATGATACCATA